TATTATGATATGAATGAGACCATACATTAATATAGAAACCACAGATAATTATATTATCCGTGAATTTTCTCAAGACATAGATGAATTAGATTTGATATGGCATATGGATGACGAAGATCGAACTATTATAGCTGTAGAAGAAACAGATTGGATGTTTCAATTTGATGATGAATTACCCATACCCCTAAATTCACCTATCTCTATACCCAGACATAAAGTTCATAGGGTTATTAAAGGAAGTGGAAATTTAAAGTTAAAAATAATAAAATAACTTAAAAGTTTGGCTTAAAATATAGAATTACTTACTTTATAAAAGTATGAATATTTTCTATATTAACGAAGATCCTATTATAGCTGCTCAAGAGTTGGCTGATGATCATATTCGTAAAATGCAAATTGAAAGTGCCCAAATGTGTTGCACAGCTCATTGGGAGACAGGAGGAACCGCTCCATACAAACGAGCTCATAAAAATCATCCCTCAACAATTTGGACAAGACAATCCATACAACATTATAGATGGCTTGTAAAACATGGTCTTGAAATATGTAGTGAATTTACAAAACGTTATGGTAAGTATCATAAAACTCAAGAAGTTTTAGAATGGTGTCAAACTAATGAACCTAATATCCCTGATAATGGATTTGTAACTCCACCTCAATGTATGCCTGAGGAGTTTAAAAGACTCAATACTATAGAAGCTTATAAGGATTTTTATATTTATGATAAAATAGCTGTTAAAGGTTTAGGTTGGAAAAAAATTCCAAATAATAAGCCTTTATGGATTTCAACATATTTATAATAAACTTATAACTTGCATATTATAAAATGGCAAAACAAATGTTAAGCGAAGAATTTCGCAGAATGCAAAAATTAGCAGGTATAGTCACTGAAAATAAACTAAATGAATTTGAAGATTTATCTATTAAAAATAATTATTTAGATAAAAACTTCTATGACCCTACAACAGGGGAATATTCAGAAGATGTGGTGGTAGATAGTGATAAAATATTCAAAGATTTATTAAAAACTAAAGCATATTATAAGTCAAAATTACCATTATACCAAAATGATGAACCATTAACTGATTATCAAATAGACTCACTAATTGATTCATTTGCAGCCAATGAAAGAGACATTATGGCTTCAGAACCTACAGGTCCTGGAGACGCTGAGAAATGGATAGGTAAATGGAAAAATGTAGATATAGATGATTTAGCTGATTATTTTGTATCTTTTGTAGACGGTATATCTGAAGATTGGGAAGAATGGGAATTTTATGACATTACCAAAACAAAATATTCTGGTGACTACCCATCAGGAGATAAATGGGAACAATTTTAACTAAAAAATAAACATATAAATAAAATGGCGAAACAAATGTTAAGCGAAGAATTTCGCAGAATGCAAAAATTAGCAGGTATAGTCACTGAAAATAATTTAGGAGAACTTTTTAACTTCTCAAAACCCAAACCAACCCCAGACCCTCACTCTAAAGAAGAACATGATAGACTTGCTTCTTATATAACTTATGGGGTAGAAGATAAAATAATCCCTGGGTCTAACGGATACACTTATGGACCTGATGAAAAAATGGGTTATCGTTATGAGTATAAATTAGCTCTTGACGCTGATGATCTTCATTATGGTAATACTCCTGAAGAAGAAGCCATTTACCTCCAAAATGATATGAACCCCAGACGCCCTTCAACAGCTGATCCTAATACAGCTAAAGTAACTTATGAAGGTGAAGAAAATGGAAAATATATTTTTCATGTTGTTATAACTAACAATATCTAAAAAAATACAGACTGATTCATAGCCAGTCGCTCTAACAAGAGATAAAATATGGTAGCTGTGGCACCCCTAAAAAGGTGCCACTTTTATTTTGGCTTTTAAAACAAAATTTATTATATTGGGGTGTTGGTCTGATGGAATTTTAGAATATTTATAATAAAAAATATGACTAGAATTTACATATTAGAGAGAAATGGGATTCCATTTTATGTTGGTAAAACTTTACAAAATATAAAAGAACGTTTTTCTACTCATAAAGATAAAAGAATAAATAGTGAAATAATTGAAATAGATTGTGTGGATGATAATGAATGGAGATTTTGGGAGTCATGGTATATTGGACTATTTAAATCTTGGGGATTTGAATTAGAAAATAAAAACGACGGAGGTGGGGGTAGAGGACCAGGATGGACCTCACCCCCAGAAAGAAATGCTAAAATAAAAGCATCATTAAAAAACCACTCACAATATTATACAGATGAAATTAGGGAAAAAATAAGTAAAGGTAATAAAGGAAAATTAAGACCATTCACTAAAGAACATCAACAAAATATGTTAATAGCTAAACGTAAACAAGCTAAACCACTATTAATGTTTGATTTAGATGGGAATATTATTAAAGAATGGGAAAGTAAGGGTCAAGCTGCTCTTTGGATAAAAGAACAAACAGGTAAAACAAGTAATTTGACTTCTCAAATTAAAGATTGTATATTTGGTAGACAAAAAACAGCATTTGGTTATAAATGGAAATATAAATAATTAAATAACATGGAAAAATACAATAAAAAAATATTGATAGTTGGTAGTGGAGTAGCAGGAATTAGTGCAGCCTTAAAATTAGTAGACAACAACTACCCAGGAGAACTTATAACTATTATAGATAAAGGTAAAGATCCTTACAATCGTAAACCTGAAGAAGTAATGACAGGCTTCGCAGGAGCTGGAGGATTCTCAGATGGTAAACTAACCTATCACACAGCTATTGGAGGACAACTTTCTAAATATTGTGGTGAAGAAAAAGCATATGACTTAATGGATCAATCAATTGAAATGTGGAAACGTTTTCACCCTAAGCCTGAGGCTATTATGTATTCTAACCCACAAGCAGAACCTGATTTTATCAAACCTTACTTTGGCCTCCGCCTCTTCCCAGTATATCACATTGGTACAGATTACCTTCACGAAATTGGTAAAAATTGGTATGACTATTTAGTGTCTAAGGGTGTTATTTTTGGATGGGAAACCAAAATAGAAGATATTGACTTTAATAACAATATAGCCTATACTCATAATACCCATATGGAATATGATGAGCTTATATTTGCTGTAGGTAAATCAGGTATTGACTTCGCTCAAGAATTAGCCAACCAATATAACCTCCCAGATGAACCAAAATCTGTTCAAATTGGAGTAAGGTTTGAAGCACCACAACATCACTTTCAAAAACTAATTGATATTAGTTATGACTTTAAGTTGTATAGAAAGTATGAAGATGAAGGTGTATCACTTCGTTCATTCTGTACTAATAATAATGCTGCTTATGTAGCTGTAGAAGAAACATATGGAGATCATAGCTATAACGGTCATGCTAAAAAAGACATGCGTTATAGAAATGATATGACTAATTTTGGTATTTTGATGGAAATTCAAGGTATTGAAAATCCATTTGAATGGTCTCGTAATGTAGTTAAAAAACTACAGAAAAATGGAACTGGGTTATATTATAGCCCAACTCGTAAACCATCTACAACTTCTGAAGGTGGAGATGTCACTGTAACTGTAGTAGATGATTTAACAGATTTTTATGAGGCTATGGGTGATTACGCTAAATACATTATGGATTTTATTGGAGATATGAAAAAGATATTTCCAACTCTTGGTAGTGATTGGGGAATCTATATACCGGAAGTAAAATATCTCTCACCAGAGCCATTAGTAAACTATAATAATTTATCACTTACTACATATTCTAATGTCCATTTTGTAGGAGACGCTTTATCTGCTCGTGGAATTACAGTAAGTGGAGCTCAAGGTATTTATGTAGCCGAAGATTTGTTGAAGAAATAAAAATAACTTTTTAAGGCTTAAAAGTTTGGCCTAATTAAATTTTTTTGCTATATTTAAACATAATTAAAAATTAGTTATGTTAAATATTTATGAAGATTTATCAAAGATTGGTAAACAATTAATGATATCTGAACCTTTTTATGGTATTTTTATGTCAACTTTAAATAAAGTTGTAAGAAAAGATCTACCAACTGCGGGAGTTTCTAAACATAACGTTAATTATCAATTAGCTATTAATGAAGAATTTTGGAATTCATTAGATAATGATAAAAAGAAAATAGGTTTATTAAAACATGAACTGCTTCATATTTGTTTTAACCACTTAGAAGACCGAGAATGGTACCCCAACCATAATTTACATAATATAGCTGCTGACTTAGAAATCAACCAATA